GAACAGCATTCCTTTTGGAATGTGATAATTAAACATAGCTTACGCTACCATCTGCACACGGACATCGTGAATCCGTCGTGGATGTTTGACACAATTAAGTGTCCTTGCCGGCTGGAAGAGCAGACAAGTATTGCCAAGTTGGCACGTTCAGGAGATAGATCGTATTAAAATCTACTCCTGCGGAGAAGTAAAAATGAAACACAGTGTTTTGTGTATTCTCCAGTAAGGGTTTCATAAATGCCTTCATCTCAATAGCATCATAGTCTGTTCCATTGACTGAAGTTCCTTCTGTCCGATACTGGGCAGTATTATCCCTAAATTTAAAATCGGAATACCAAGGAGCATTTATTTGATTTGGGGCTAAGTTGTTCTTAGCAACATTTCGACCACTAGCACCACTATAGAATTCAGCATTAAAGAATCTATTCTTTTGATCTGAGGTTGCTGTAGTAGATAAGTAAGTTGAAAAATTGTATCGGGTATCTGAGAGGGCAGCACCGTCTCTATTTCTCTCCAAAATGACTACTGATCTATTATCAGTACCGTCTTCAATAACCATCCAATTTACACTACCATAGGATCCGAGGAAACAGGAAGTGATAAGATTGAATGGTAAATTTTGAACGAAATTGTAAGGAAAATCACTTGCAGGAGTAAGAGTACCTGCTGCAGAGTTGATTCCATCGGGGTCATACCCATTGAATAATGGATAACGATTGAAGATAGAATGAGTGATAGCATACAAATTAGTTGAGTCTGGAACACAAGGTACTGATCTCGAGTAACACATTCTGTGAAAAAGAGTCCGAAAGGAAGGGACTCTTTCACCACCATATACAAGATTCATCTTGTCTTCATCAGAGACAGTATCTGTTATCAACTCTTCAGAGTCTGTTGTAGCTAAACCAACGTCATCTGATTGTAGAGGGTAATAAGATATATCTGATCCTAGATTACGAGGAGCCATAAATTGTATATCTTTGGCATATGCATAAAACATCAGAGTAATATCACTATCTGCTGCATAACAAGACTGTTGGGTATTAACTTCAACACGAAAAGTTCCATTTTCATATTGTGTGTCAGGTCCACCTGACAAAGCACCAAGTCCAAATTTCTGAGTAGTTAGCGCATGTTCGCACTCCAAAAATCCTTTGGTGTTAGAAAAAGGAATTTCTATTTCTGTAGTTGTGTCTGTAGTTATATCAATAACTTTATTGGTAACTACAGCGTAATCAGGTGCTGATGTTAAAATATCAGCGCGAGGATCATAACACAATCGTAAAGAGCCAGTGTGCATTTTAGATGCAACTACTCTTACACCGAAAACTATATTACCTCGCCAGTATTTAAAACACAAAGAAGCATTTCCCATAAATGTAGGTTGTATCTTATAATTTGTCACACCATCTCTACGCCATAACTCTGGAGTTACACGACTAGCCCATAATGCCGTACCTGCAGTATCTGACTGGGACCAAGTTGTGTAATCTAAGAAGGAATTTCTCTTACAATACTCTTGGATATTCAGTTCATCAACTGATAAATATCCTCGACAAGAATTATCAAGAGTCAATTCATTTTTAGCATCTAAAGTTAATCGTTCAAATGGCTGACATATATCAGATGTAGCAACTGGGGGAATTGAAGAATTCTTGAAAGGTTTAACATCCTCAATAACTGGAGGATTAGAATAACCAAACATTTTAGCAATTGATGCAACACCTTCAGCTGCTATACTAGTGGCTTTAGCAAATGGACCAATGACTGGTACATTGCTCAAGACATTAGCCACGCTAGCTATAGCACTAGCTGGTTTTGAGATTGCACCCTCAGTTTCATTAAATTCATGAGATTCCTCAGCATTATGCATATCAATTTCACCGCTCTGTTGTGCTACAGCATTAGTTGGAACAGATAATTCAACTTCTGCCATTGAAGCAAAAACACGTATAGTAACATCTTGAGATGCTGCTGTGATGGCTCTCAATGAAGTAAAGTTTCGTAGAGTAAATTTTCCCATATTCTGACATGCGGTTTCGCTGGTGACATCTAGCCATTCTCGTTCATACACAAATGGTAAATGCATTTCGCCACCTGTATTCTCTTGTACGTTTATATCTATTCCAGGCCTTTGAGAAAAAGGGACCATCCACCCATCATAAGTGGAAGTCTCAACAATAGGAGCAGGATTGTAATTACTCATAGGTTGATATGAGCAATAAGCAGCACCATATAGGCCTGGAGAGGCTGTAACAACAATGGTTATCTTAAGAACACCACGAACAAGGTAATAATAATCCAATTTTGTTTGGATGGCAGCATTTGCAAAGAAAGCTGACCATGGATAAAATACTTGGTTAATATTAGTACCTTGAGTCCACGTGTATGTCCCAATGACTACGGGTCTTTTAAGGAAATCTTTGATATCACTGTCTGGCTGTTTATTTAAAACATAAGTTGGTAAGATGAAGTCAGGTTTGGTATCAACTGACTGATTAGTTGAAAAAGTAGTTGTTTGGTCTTTCACTTCACGTTTTTGTCCTGAAGTGAATAAAGTTGAGCTTAGACTTCTTCCTTGATTTAGGGTTGTCATAATAATTCATTAATTTCATTATAATTTTCTACCAATTGGGAATGGGTTG